ATCCTTTGTTCTTGTGGAGTATTTCTATTACCTGCTTTTCCAACTAGATACTCTGGACTAAGTTCTTCGTATGTTTTTAAGTATTTCATAATTACAATTTTTTTATATTCTATATATTAATAAAAAAAACGGTTAACAAATGATAAACAACATTAAAACGATTGTTTATCATCGGACGTTATAAGTAATTATATAAAAAATAACCACCTACAAAAACAATAAGATATACCATAAACCCATACCACCCAATTTTATGAGACATCCTATGTAATCTCATTGTTTCATCACTTTGTTTTCCGTAAACAGGTGGCAATCCTGGCAATGACATAAAATAAAGGACTAAAAATATCAATCCCATTAATACTATAAATACTATAAATGTTAATTCTTCTACCATATTTTTATTTTTTTATATAACTACTTATAACAACAAATATAAGAAATAAATTTTGTTTTATCTATTTTTTCTAATTCGTCACTCAACTGTTAGAATATAATTCTTAACACCCGCATTTGGAATAGCCAAAACATTTCCAAGACTCATCTGTTCCATCACCCATTTATGTCTCATAGGTTCTCTATTTTTAACCTTACCAGTTTCCAACCAAAGATTCATGAATCCACCCTTTGAATATCCTTCAAATTTAAATCCCAAACTATCCATACTATTTCCAATATTGTGATCATAATCAGAATAAAACTTAATATATTTTACATTTACAACATTGTCTCCAATTTTTATTGTTTTGTGATTATTTAAGAAATGTTTCAATAATTTTGAAGAACCTCCTGATACATGAGAAAACCTTAGTGTACCAACTCTTATGATCTCGATATAATCATTATTCTTTCCAAAGAAATTCTTACCAAAAGTATATAACATAACCAAAGTTCCAGCAGGAATTCCGTTCTTTTCTTTTCTTGTGAACAATCCAAGATTTAAACTAGCTCCTCTTTTCCCATAAAAACAATTTATAGATTCAAACTCTCTTGCCACTTTAGAATCCACTATTCGTACTTCACACTCTCTCGCATAAAACTGATTAGGAGTTTTCTCAGCAGCGTGTAAGATATATGATTTTAAAACTTCTTTCTTATTCTCATCATTCCACTCAAAATCTTTTATCCAAAGTTTAAATGAGTTATTCTTCTCAGATTCAACACTTAGGTTATAAAAATAATTTTTATCAACTCCTTCAATATTATATTTCGAATAAGCAATCGGAAATTTCTCAGAAGGAACATATTCTATTTGATAACTACGTCTTCCACCAGGATTATCATGCCACAAAGAGAAATTTAAATTCTCTCTTTTATAATCAATATTATTTTCATCTAGAAAACCTTTTATTTCTTCTATATTTTGTAAATCTTTTTCGCTCATTTTTTTAAATTAATTTTGTTCAAGTGTAACAGAAAGACCGGAATTTTGCAACTTTTCTTTCATAATAGATAATTTCTCTAATTCTCCCCATTTAACATCACACTTTCCATTAAAATGTACAATATTTGCACATTGTTCAGCTTGATGTAACTCATGTCCACATATTTTTATAAGACAATCTATAACCCAATTGAAAGAATTGTACTCATCATTGTGTAAAATGAGTTTATATGGCATTGACAATATTTCTTTAGATATTGATTTTGTCCTTTTTTTAGTTTTTGTGCTCATACGTGATTATATTGAATTTTTTAAAAAAGTTTAGTTAAATATTTTTGAAATTTGATGTTGTAACATCAATTATCTCTACTCTACAAGGTTGCTTTTTAGCCCAATCTTCAAACATAACCAAATGCTCTTGGCGATCGTCATACATGACAAATTCATCAGGATTGAACTTATTTATCAACTTTTCAAATAATCTGGTTTTAAAATGGTAGGTATCACCTCCTGTATTCAAAGCAACAAGATCAAAAGAGAGATTATGATGATTCAAAACCTTTTCAACTTCTTTTCTAAGTTTTTCAACTCTTCCAGTTGCTAGTATAACCATAGTATCAGCATCTTCTTCTTTTCTTACCATGTCCTCTAGATATTTTATATAAACATCTCTATCAACAGGAATATCAAAAATATCCAAATCCAAAGTTTCCTTTTTCGACCACCATCCTGTATAAGGAAAAACGGTTCCAGTTTTTTCTTCCCAAACCTTTTTTCCAATTTCTGGACCAGGCGTATGACAGAGTGTTCCATCAAAATCATATGATACTATTCTTTTAATCATTTTTTATATTTTTTTTAATAGAGGCTCATTTCTCATATATATACAAATATAAAAAAATATATTATAAAAATGGAAATATTTAAAAAACTATTAGATAAAATTGATATCAAAACATTTTCAATTATCCTACTTTTAATAATGTCTTTAATTCTTGGTTTAGGATGGTTAAATTCAGATACCAGTAGCAAAAAACTAATAGATAAAATAGAAAAGGACAATAAAGAAATAGAAATAGAAAAGGGAAAACTATTAAAGGAAATAAAAAAATTAGATACTAATATTGAAAAAGTCACAAAAGATATTCAAGAAAAAGATGATAAAATAAAAAAACTTGAAATAAGTTTAAAAGAATATGATAGGAAGCTATTACAAAACAATTCTGAACTAAAAAAGGAAAAAATAAAAAGATCAGAAACTTTGAAAAAAATAGAAGAGATGGAAAAAAATCCTATAAAAAAAGAAGGGAATCATTTAATTGAATCTATCAAAGAAAAAGTAAATTAACTAAAATGAAAAAAATACTTACTTCAATAATAATATTATTATTCTCAATAAATGTGACTTTTTCACAAAATGAAGAATCTATCATAAGATCAGATACAACTATCTACGAGATCTCAGATGAGGATTCTTCATCTATTGAAACATATTCAAATGATTGTGAATATGAAATACCAAATGGTGATTTCCCACAATATGTTACAAAAAATGATAAAACTATCGGTGTTATATTGACGATAAAACAATTACAAAATATAGACTCAGATCTTGAACTTTTAAAACTATTCAAACAATTAACAATTGAATCTAAAAGTATAGAAGAATATTATATAACCATAGTAAATGATCAGAATTCTAAAATTATTGTATTAGAAAAAACAATTAATGAACTAAAATCACTATCAAATGATAAAGGTATAATTATTGAGGACCTAAAAAATCAAGTATCTAAATATAAAGAAGTGAATGAATTATCTGATGAACAGATACAAAATGATCAGATAATAATAGAGAATCTAAAAAATGACTTAAAAAAAGAAAAAACTAAAAAAATTATTGGAATATCAACAAGTACCACTATAGGTGCTGCTCTTTTAGCTCTTACGATTTATTTGGGAATTAGGTAAAAAACGAGTTTTTTATACTAATATATAGAATATAAAAAATATCTTAAAGGATGAAACATATTAGAAAATTTGAAAACTATCAAACAAAGAAAAGAAGAGATGAGATTATCAAAGAAGCTGTAATGACAGTAAATGATATCTATAGAGTGAATACCATGATTGATATTCCACAATCTCTTATCAATGCTTATGTTAAAAAAGTAAAAGACACAACTGGAAAAAATCTTAAACAACTATTCGGTGATGTTGTCATCGCAGAAGAAATTGTTAAATTCATAGCACAGAATTACTTGAATGTAGATCAGTTACCCGCTGGAGCACTAACTGGAGATGCTCAGATACAATCACAGGGACAAGGTCAAATGCAAGGTCAAGCTCAGATGCAAACTCAACCACAAGGTCAACCAGAGGGACAAGGACAATCTCAAGTACAAGTACAGACACAAGGTCAGGCTCAAGGTCAGGCACAAGGTCAAGATCAGGCACAAGGTCAGGCTCAAGGTCAGGCTCAAGGTCAAGGTCAGGCACAAGGTCAGTCTCAAGGTCAGGCACAAGGTCAGGCTCAAGGTCAGGCACAAGGTCAAGGTCAGGCACAAGGTCAAGGTCAGGCACAAGGAGAATTTGAAGAGGTAGATGAAGAAGGAGAAGAGTCAGAAGAAGATGAACTTCCAATTTAATAATTATTAAATATTAATTAATTTAAACCCACCAATAGGTGGGTTTTTTATTTTAAAAAATTAATATATATGTCATGAGATATTTAAAGACTTTTGAAAACTTTGATTTTGACTTTGATTCTATAGATTTAGATGAGTCAGAATATTTATATGTAGAAGATTCTCAAATTCCAAATGCCGGAAAAGGATTGTTTACATCAATTGATATAGAAAAAAATGAGATAATATCCAAATTCATAGGAGATATTTTATCAGATTATGAAGCAGATATCAGAGCTGATAGAGGTGATGATGATTATTTCATGAATTTACCATCTGGTGAAATATTAGATTGTAAATTATCAGATTGTTTTGCTAAATATGCCAATGATTCAGAAGGAATAAATAGTGGATTTAAGAATAATTCGTTTATTTCAATGGATGATGAAGATAATGTTGTTTTGGTTGCTAAGAGAGATATTTCGGCTGGTGAGGAAATATTTGTTAGTTATGGAAAAAAATATTGGAAAAGAAATAAATATAGAATAGTTTAGATAATGAGATATATAAAAAAATTTGAAAATTATAATAACAATTCAATACTAATAATTGTTGACGTACAGAGATCATTTCGATCATTCTTTACAGAAATGTATATTCATAAATTAAAGGAATATTGCAAACAATTCACAGAAGTATATCAGATTTTCGATAACCATCATGAAGGCAAAAATGTTGATAAAGATTATCTATATGATGATAATCCAGATATTCCAATCAGTGATGAACTCTATACATTTCCAAACCAAAAAGATATAATCGAAAAAAGATATAACTATGATGTGAATGTTGATTTTTATAAAAAAATCTTAGATAAAGAAACTTATAAAGAATCTAAAGAAAAAGAAGATAATAACACTTTAAAGAAAGGAGATTTGTTTAAAACAACCGAGGGAACTGCAATAGTTTATATCGGGAATAATCATAATTGGTTTCATATTCCTAAAAAGCTTTATGAACTATTTTCAAATATTAATGGAAAAGAAATTGTGATTTCCGGAGGAAGTGATTCCGAATGTTTACAAGATATTTACATTTCTGCTAAATCGATGGGAGTTGATATTAAAAGAGATCATAGATTCATATATTCTGCATCACATTGTCCTATAAGGTAATTTGAAAAATAAAAAATAAAATATATCATATGCCATCAAAATCAAAATCTCAACAACGTTTAATGGGAGCAGCTTACGCTTATGCTACTGGAAAAAACAAAGATGTTCCAGAAGAAATAAAAAATGTTGCTAAATCATTTATGAAATCTGGAAAAAAGAAAGGAAAAAAGGCTCTTAGAGATTTTGCCAAAACAAAACATAAGAGCCTTCCTGAGAAAATAAAAGAGAATTTTAATCACATATTATCATTTGATGATTTCAAATGTTCAGAATAAGAAATTGATTTATCAAATGATTCTGAAAGATAATCTGTATAAGAAATTGATTTATCAATGCTCTCAGAAATATATTCTGAATACTGAATCCGTTTTGAAAACTTTCTCTTTTCTTTGATCTTTTTTATACTATCCTTTAGATCATTCATCAATTGTCTCTGTGTTTGTTGGTAGAACTTCAGCCATAAGGAGATCACTTCCATCTAAAGTAAGTGCCCATTTTTGAATATCTTCTACCAAAGACTTTGCTTTTGCGTCATAATAGTTGATTATCTTAGAAGCATCTCCGATTCTATTTAGAAGTGAAGCAAAAGTACGAGCTTCTTTTGTAAGACCTTTTACTTTATAACCTTGTATAAGATGATAAACATATGTCAATTCGGTTGCATTCATCTTAACCGCGACAAGCTCACTATCATTCTTAAATTTAGTGTCGTATATAGACTTTAGCATATTATCCAATTCCAATGCCACAAAAAGTGTATTAACATCAAATTCTAATTTTTTCAACAATAAATCACTAAGAAGATTGTATTGTGGTCGATTAAAATAGAAATTGAATTTTGCTTCTCTAAGCTCATTCTTATAATCTACATAAAGTGATTGAGCATTTGCATAAATCAAATCCTTCTCTATATCACTCATTCCAACTCCATTGTTGTCACTCATGTATTTTTCTACAGATTCCATTTTAGAATCTAGACTAGATTCAACATCAAAATCCATTATTCTAAACATTTCTTCATTTTCAAAGAATGTCAACTCTGGTTTATTCACTACATTTTCAAATTTTTCTTTCATTTTTCTTTTTTTTATTTTTTTAATCCTAATTCTTCAACTAGTAAATTTAGTGATTCTAATTTATCTTTAGATTCACAATATTGTGTAACCCATCTATCATGTTCACTCAATAAGTCAGAATGCTCACCAATTGCTGCTAAATTTGCATTTGATAGATACAAAGATAAGTTTGCTTTTGATTCTTCCATTTGAGACTCATATTTTTTAGTAAGGGCACTTATATAAATTTTTGATATATTCATAATTTTTCTTTTTTCTTTTTTAAAAATCAAATTCTTCTACACCGTCCGACTTTTGTTTTTGGTATAGATCTTCAACTTGATTTGCTCTCATTACTTTTTCAGTTCCCCATTTATTAATAATACTAGCGAAAGTATTAAGATCCGGCCTGATCATCTTAATCTTACCACTTTCAACATTAATTGAAACTTTATCCAATTCCTGTTCAATTAGAATTTTTATCGATTCTGCATCAAAAATATTTAAAAGATCTTCATTCATCATCACCAATAATTCTTTTCCTAATAGGAAAGAATATTGATCAGGCAATTTTGCGATCTTTATTAATTGTTTTTGACTCTCAGATCCAACAAACTGAAATCCAACTTGGATTGGAAAAGATTTAGTATTAAAAACACTATTGAACTGATTAACAGTATCATCACTTAATTCATAAAATTTGTTCATATTCTTTTTCTTTATTATAAGTAAAAATGGTTAATTTGTTTAAAAAAATATTAATTTAATAATATAAATTAATAAAATAAAAGAGCATATTGGCAAAAGTATTCTATAAATAATCTTATTGATTTCCAAAGAATCTAATTGTTTATATCCTATTATAATAAGATAGGAATACTTTTCAACTTTTTTAACAGGTTCGTAAAAATCATATAATTCTGATAATCCAATTGAATTTAAGTAAGTACTTAATTTAGAAACATATTCTCTTATATAAGATTCTGAAATTTTATCAACATCAGATTTTTTAAGATCATAAGCTTCTCCTATCTCATCACTAGGCACATTCAGTACTGTATATAGACGATCCGCATTATCGATTCTAATATTGAAATTAGACTTTAATTCAACTCTTTTGGATTTAATTATTCTTTTAAAGAAGAAATAGTTTTTAATATCTTTAATTAAGCTCATATCATGTATATAAAATTATTCCAATTTGTTTAATTTTGAAAATTTAACATCTATCTTTGAATAATCTACTGCATAATATCCATTTTTATCATCCACAAGAGCTGATTCAAATTCTGTTCCTATAAGTTCTTGTGCAATAACACCCACATAAATCTGATGTGAATTGAATTTGTATGTGAACTCATATATGTTTATTCCAAGAGGAGAAGTTCCTATTTTTCTTATAATGTTTTTAAGTCTTCTATCAGAAGAAGATACTTGTATATTCCTTTCATTTGTTGAGTTGTCCATTAAATAATTCCTAAGATCACCACTTACAACACTTGAAATACTTGATAAAATACCCGTCATATTATCCATTTTTTTACCAAGTTTCTGCAGCTCAACTATATTAGGATCAGATTTAGAAGTTCCACCAGATGTTTTTACTGTACTTTTTTCACTTGTTGATTTTTTCTGATCTTCAAAATCCTTTATTAATTCAGCAAATACACCACCCTTTTCTTCTATCCTGGTAAGAACATCTTCCAACATATCAGGATCCATAAGTGATAGCATAATCATATTACTCGACATTCCCTTTACCAATGAAAGTTTCTCAACATCCAATCCTTGAATAGAATTAGAAAATTTATTCATAGTAGATCCTAATTTATCAAAGGCAATTGCCAACATTGTTATATTTGAGACAGCTTGTTCTAATGGAGTTTTTCCACCGAAAAAAGATGAAATACTCCCCATTATTCCACCAGAACCCAATCCACTGAAATTAAGTAATGAAATTATATCTTGAAATTTCTGAAGCGCATAAATAGTTCCATCAATCCATTCTGGTTTTGGATATTTAGTATAATCCCCTTTCGATATTTCTAATGATATCTCATTTATGGATTCACCAATTGATTTTAAAGTGCTCTTTATTTTTCTAGGACTTATAGACTTACCCGAAAGTAATTCAAAAACTGGAACAAAAGCTTGTATCGATCCTGAAACCCCTCTTACCCATTCTTCTGGTGGTGGATTTAAAAAGCTAGCATTTGATTTTGAGAAAATATTGGCAGATTCTATAAGACCTTCTGTTATCATAAGTATAGCACCTTTCATATCACCCACGGATGGTCCAGAACTAAATATTCCAGAACTTTTTGCGAGTACCTCAAAAACAGGAGTAAATGCACTTAAAGCACCACCAACTCCTCTCACCCAAGATTCTGTCGGACCTCCACTCCAGATATCACCAACACCTGCAAATTTCTGACCGGAAGTTATTATACCATCTGTGATAGTACTTATTGCATCTGAAAATTCTTTAGGTCCAACACCACCGAATAATATTTTATTCGCCATTAACATGCCATAAACTGGAAGAAATGCTCCCAATGCCAATGATATTCCAGATGACCATTCTTTTGTCGGACCGCCTTTATAATCTCCTGTTGCTAATGTGAATGAAATGTCTGATATAGTTTGAGCAATTCCTTTGATAGAAGATATACCTACTTCCAAAGTACCAGAATCAATTCCACCGATAACCATAATACCCATGGAAAAAGCAATTAAACTCATGCCAACGCCAGATGACCATTCTTTTGTCGGACCACCTTTATAATCTCCGGTTGCCAATGTGAATGAAATATCTGATATAGTTTGAGCAATTCCTTTGATAGAAGATATTCCTGATTCTAAATCATCAGAATCTATTCCACCGATAACCATAATGCCCATGGAAAAAGCAATTAAACTCATGCCAACTCCAGATGACCATTCTAAACCAGGATACTTTGTGTAATCACCACTTGATATCATCTTATCAACAATTGGTATAGCCATAGCTATTGACAGTACGGCTTCTATACCAGCATCAATTGGATTCTCTACTAATCCAAGACTAAATGTACTTGCTATACCTCCTACTGAATTCACAACACCAAGTAAAACAACTGCTGCTCCAAAAAGAATCAAAGATGTTCCAACTCCTTTAGCCCAATCTAAACCAGGATACTTAGTATAATCACCACCTGATAATATCTTATCTACTGCAACTATTGTTCCAGCGATTCCCACAATTGCTAAAGCACCAGCTGCTAAAACTACCGCACCAGCACCAGTTGATACTATTAAACCAAGTACAAGTGCTGCCATTCCAAATCCAACTAAAGAAAGTCCAACTCCTAAAGCCCACGAAAGATTAGGATAAGTAGAATAATCACCTAATGATAGAATTCTAGATGTTAACATAATAACGGTTGCAATAACTGCAATAGAAATTCCACCTTTTATGAAATCACCAGGACTTCCAAGTTTACTCATAGAAAAACTCAAAAGTCCAAACGCAAGTATAGATAGTCCAGTGGACATTCCCCACATTAAATCAGGAAACTTTTCATAACTACCTAAAGATAAAATCAATGAAGCTAACATTATTGTTGATGCTAAAATTAATATTGATTTACCACCCTTTATGAACTCATTTACATCACCCATCTTATTCACCGCTTTTACAGCCAAAGCTAGTACTACAACAGAAAGTGATATTGATGCAGATAATAAAAGAAATTTAAAAATACTTGAAATTTCAACTGGTGCCATACCCATCAAAATCCAAGAAGCGAGAGTAACTGCAGCGGTAAGTGCGAGTATAACAATAGTTCCTTTTTCAATATCCACATAATTTACATCCTTTATACCAGATAATAAGGGTTTTACAGCATAAGAAAGAACTACGAATGTTGCAGATATAAGAATTGCTGTTAGTGCCTGAAATAATCCTATCGGAACAATCGCTTGAAAATACCAAGAAGCTCCTACGATGGCTAGTGATAATGCAATAAGAACTATTGGGATAGCTGCAGCAGCTATCGCCGCAGTTGCAGGATCAATTCCTTTAAAAGATTCTATCAATTTCCCTATTCCATAAGCCATAACTCCAAAAGCAGCTGCTATCAGAATGGCGGTTAGTGCTTGGAATAATCCTATTGGAACAACTGCTTGTAAAATAACTGATGACGCGACGATGGCGATGGATGTTGCTATAAGAACAATAGGAAGTAAGAATGAACCTTGTATAGCAACAGCAGGATCAATTTTTCCAAGAGCATTTAATAAAAATCCAAGACCAACTGCGGCTGCGCCAAATGCAGCAGCAATAAATACAACAGTTATAAGTTGAAAAAGACCTACTGGAACAACACCAGCAAGTATTCTTGATGACACCATTATAGCAAAAGACATCGCCACAAGAGCAACAGTCGCGCCAACAATTTTACCTGCATCAATTCCCTCTACTTTTGAAATTCTTGCAAAAGCCTCTGCCATTAGCGGTAGAGCAAATGCAATTGCAAGTACAGAAAGAAAATCGACACTTCCAATAAGTTTAAAAGCCAACCCAATCGCTAAAATAGCACCTGCAATCAATCCAATGACAGCAACCCCATCTTTTATCATTTGTTTGGTCTTACCACCACCAGCTTCTTCAAAAACCTTACTTTCGCCGGATGTTTGTTGTTTTTGTAATTTTATTATAGTTTCTTGATTATCTAAAATCTTTTTAGTATCTTCTTTTATAGATTTTATTCCTTCATTTATCTCTACTAATTGTTTTGAAAAATCCCCTGATTGTAATGAGTTTCCTACATCAGATTTTACAGGCGATTTTGATTTATCAAGAGATTCACTTAACTGTTCAAGTGCAATAGAAATATTATTAAGAGCATCAAGTAGCTTTTGGTCCATATCTAACTTTTATTTATAAAGTATATATAAAATATATTCTATTCTTTAATATATACTATATGAAAAAACAAGTCAATGTCATGAACTTTAAAAAATTCCTTTCCTATTTCAGTTTGAAAGAATCTTATTTCAAAGATTCTAAACTTAATTCAATACTTGATAAGATGAACAAAGGTGTATCAATAACTAGTCGTGAGCAGAATTTTCTCGACAACTATGATAACATCATAGATGATGAATTTAAAGATGTAAAGATGCTTACAGCAAATTCAACATTCAATCAAATTATAACACTTTTAGAAAGAAATAAAAAAATAATATGCAACATTTCTGATAGAAATGGCACAATTGGACTTCCCATAAAGAAGATTGAAAAGAATTATGAAAACGAAAAGATCATAATAGAAGTTTCCGGTGGTGAAAAATTAGAACTAAAAGATAATTTCTTTTATGAGATAAATTATAACTTTGATAAAGACAATTACTCACTAGAAACATCAGATGAATTCTTTGAAAAAATACCAGTTAAGAATGATTAAAAGATTTAAGGAATTCAATGAATCAATTTCAGGAACAGAATTTGTTGGATCATTTGGTCCAAATTATGGGGATACTCAAGTTAAAAACAAAACCATAAGTTCAAATGATACATCAGTCATATATTCTGATCTAACTGGTGAAATATACACCCACGATGATTATAACTCAATCTATCAGGAATATTTGAAAATAGGAGGAGAACCTCTTCACGGATTTAATTTAGAGAATTTAAATAGAGTTATTTCATTTTTATAATTCGCCATATGTTATTGTTTGCCAATATACTTCTCCTGTAAAAGAAGACATAGTGTTAGAATTTATAACAAATTGTGTATTTGCTTTAGAATCTACACTCCATGACAAAGCGTCTTCGCCTGAAATGTTTATTGAATAGCTATTATTTGGATAAGGGCTTGTAAAAATAACAGAAAAAGTTCCACTGGAAAAGGAAGCTCCATTAACTACACCTGATTTTATTATATTATTTCTTGTTAATGTTGATCTTTCATGTATCTGTGAGAATGTTCCAAAATTTGTTACATTATCTACAATATAAGGAACATATACTGTGACTATGCCTCCATTAACTGTATTTCCACTTAATCCAATTGTCAACATAGATGGTTCCGATAATCTTATTGTACCAACTCTAGAACGGCTTTTAATTATTTTAGAAGAATTTATTTCAGTAACATTTGTATAGGGTATTATAACTTCTCTAGAATCTGATAAACCAAATTCAGATAAAGACGGTGTTATTGATATTGGTGATGTTCCTGAAAGAGATCCACCAGAAGAAGACGATTGCACAGTACTTAATCCAACTGAAATAAAAGATGTCCCAGTTGTTGATATTGCGTTTTCTGTCATTATAAAAGCATCTTCCACAAATATTACAGATCCACTTGGAAACACAGAAGATCCACCGACACCTGGAGAACTTATAGAACTCACTGAGAAATCATTACCTTGCTTCATATATCTTTTTGTATCAACAAAATCATGTCCGAGTGATGTTGAAGTTGTTATAAAATCATCCTCTAATCTATTTAATATCTCTCTTGTAACAAGATAATTATTAAAATTATCACTCCATCTAAAACTTAATTTTTGAGGAGGAATTCTACCAGGACCATACTCCAATAACCTTGTCCCATAGGAAACAGACCAAGTTCCTGATGTATGTACTCTAAGCGTGTCTGATAAAATGAATTCAAAGTCTCTATTTATCCCACTTACAGATAGATTAGGATCAAGAGTAACAACAATATCCCCTGTTGGTGTTGCAAACGAATTGTTGCCAAAAAAATAGACCGTTGATGATGTTTCTCCCGCTATCAAAGTATATGATGTGGTTTGCGCCCAATTTCTTCTCAGTGTTGTTTCATTTAACGCTACATTATCCCTATACCTTAATATATTTGTTGAATCATCCCACACAACAACTTTATCAATTGAATTATCATTTTCTAATATTCCAACTTTTGGCATTCCAGTCATTCCTATACTGAAATAATCATTTCCATAATAATCCGAAACATTAAATAATGTATTTGATGGTGTCTTACCAATTGATACTGATGGAAATCTAAATCCACCATCTATATCACCATTTACATAAAGAACACGCCCCTCATCATTTCTTAGATCCATTAAAGTATGTGTATCCGAAATTCCACTATCAATAACAAATCTTGCCCAATTAGGATCACCTAATGACAAATCTTGCTCTGATTCAATTCCATCAATCAATATACCAGATCCATTTATATGTAATTTCTTCAAAGGATCCGCAACCGATATGCCTAAATATCTGTCAAAAGTAGTAGATGATGTAGATGAAGGATAAGAACTTGATGTAGAATAAACTAAATCATCTGATTCAGTTACAACTCTCGCAGTAGCACCAAGAATCGGAATATACTTTAACTCACTCTCAAAAAGAATTCTACCTTCTTTACCATACTTTATCTCAGATATATCTATTTTTGTATTATCATCTGCAACTGTCAATAAATCATATATCTCAATATTGCCAACATTATTTATTGTTGAACCAGACGCAGCAATCAAAGCACCATTCGTTACAACAACTTTACCAGCAGTTCCAATATCCAAAGTTCCACGAACCTCTAAATCACCATATATGTAATATAACTCATTATCCGGCACAGTAATTGTTTCAACTGACTCAATTATGTATTTTGGTCTTCCCTCAGGTAAAGTAGGGAAAACACTATTTATCTCTATTTCAGTTCCAGGACCATATGAAAAAGATATTCCAGTTCCAGCAATCAAATTTGCTGATATAATTCTTTCTCCTAAACCACCAGTTGATATTGTTATTCCAGTTGCTCCAATTATCTCTGTTAATAATTCAATCTGTTGCAAAGTTCCAAAACTGAAAGTAGCAACCGAACCAGATCCTGTTAATTGACCATTCAAAATAGTTATATTTCCCCAAGAATCAATTCCACCATCAACATTAAGATCACCATAGATAAGATACTGAGAACCAGTACTTACACTTAGAGTAAGTCCTAAAGGCACATCATATCTAAGAGTCCAAGGCTCTTTTACAAACTCATATTTCGTCCATACTCCTTGTATAAATGAAAATATAGCATCAGTATCATCATCAACTCTTATCGTAGTACCTTCAGTTGGTATAGTTGGGTTCCAGTTTGAACCATCCCACTCAACAATATAATCATCAAGACCCGACCAAAGACCTGATCCAGAACTAACTAAGTATCTATCACCAATAGTAGGCGATCCTGGAGGTGTTCCACTTATAGATATAACCGAATCTAACCATTCAGTAGTTGTTGGGACACCAGATATATTTATAATATCCCAGTTTAAGTTATCCGAAATATCAGGTGAACTTATTTGTTTTAATTGATAAAAATCATCATCATTTATAATATAAACCAACATTCCGAATTGTCTTCTATCAGTTGTTATAAGATCTCTATCAGATAGAGTTTGCACTGAATGCAATCCACCTAAGATCTCATTGGATAAAGCAGTCGCAATTGTCATGCCAGGCGAAAGTGGCCTTATAGGTGATGAAATTAATGTTCCTTGATTTAATGGCATAATTTTAAATTAATTTTCTTATATATTAAATTTTTATATTCTTTAAATTATCATAAATTAACTCAGATATTTATAAATGATTTCAAATTATTCCAAAGCAATTCCCAAATAATATTATCTTGATCATATTTAATTCTAATTAGATTAATAAAATTTTCCTCACAATAATTATTTTTTATTTCATCATTTATTTTATATTTTTCAAAAGCTTCAACTCCACCAAAAAAAGAAATTGGTTGAAAGTGTTGAATACCATCAAATTCTATACAGGTTCGTAAACTTTCGATATAAAAATCGAACTTAAGGTAAGATTTATTACGACATTCTGGAAAAATATGCTCTCTTATATAAGAGATTTTATATTTTTCAAGAAATTTACTTATTTCTCTCTCACCCTTCGAATCACTACACATTCTACAACCACTTCCGCTTAGATGTGATCCCGGCAATTGATGAAAGTGTCCGTGTAGTGGACACTTTATAGTTATTTTTGCCAAACTATTCACATAAAATGATTTTTCATAATTATATTTATTATTATGTATTTTATTTGATTGTTCAATAAATTCTTCTAAAGTTAGTGAATTTCTTAACTCAGGTGCATATATCAAATGGTTATGTGGTAATTGCTCATATATTTTATTATTGTAAATGATTTTAATAGGAAATTTGCATGAAATAAAATTGGATAATGAATAATCATATTTATCTCCCCATTTTCTTTTCGATTTAATTAAGAAAATTTCTTGATTTAAGAAACCTTCTACTGGATATTTTAAATGTGATTTTGGTAATTGTTCATAGACTATACCATCATGAAGTATTTTCACTTTAGTTTTTGAATTTTTGTATTCAGTTAAAGAATAATCATATTTATCTCCCCATTTTAATTTTGCATCCATTATAAATTCCTCCGTGCTATATTTCGGTATGTATATTCTGTCTCTATATTTATCACCACATTTTTTACAACCCATTCCTCTTAAATGTGAGTTAGCAACTTGGAGAAATTCACCATGTTCTATACAGATAATAATAACTTTCTCATTAGAATAAGTATAATTTGTTTTTGAGTAATCATACTTTGAGTTATGAATTTTATTTGACCTTCTAATGAACTCAAGAGTATCTACTTTGTCTTTTTTTCTTTCTGGTGCATATATCAAGTGATTCGATGGAGTTTGTTCATAAACTATACCATTGAATATAATTTCAACCTTCTCATTACAATTTTTAAATTTAACGAGTGAATAATCATACTTATCTTTCCATTTATCTTTAGATTTTTTTATAAAATACTCTAAATTCATATTTGATTCAACAGATTGTCCTTGAAGGTGTGATGAAGAAGTTTGTTCAAAAACAATATCATCATAAATTATTTTTATTTTTTTATGAGCACCTTCATATTTAACCAATGAGTAATCATATTTATCTCCCCAAATACTATATGCTTCTTTTAAAAAATTTTCTGTTGTCTTAATGGGAGTGTTTTTCTCAGGACACCTACCCATTAGATGTTTTACCACACGCTGCTTATATAGTATATCATCAAATACAACATCAATTATATCATTTGATTTTATAATATCATTCAAATTTAAATAAGAGTATTTAAATCCATGCGTATTTCTTGCTTTTTGGAGGAAATCATATTTATTCATTAATTATATATAAAATTATTTCTTCCCCCCTTTGATTCTTTATTGTAAAAAAATATTTCATAATCACATAAAAAATCAAAAGGGGGAAATATTTATTAATATATACTTAAAAAATAATAAATAAAATGGCTAAAACACAAACAAAAGAAGTAAAAAGGTTTGAATTCTCAAAAGTTGGATCGATTTTGGATAACATCTCTAAGTCAATTCCAATTCAAATTGAAAAAGAAATAAAAGAGAAAAAGTTTATATCAACAGGCGTCTACATAGTAGATGCTGCAATGTCTGGTAGATTATTAAATGGTGGTGTTGCAACTAACCGTATTAGTGTTTTTGCAGGAGAAAGTGGCTCAGGAAAATCATTTTTAGCATACTCTGTGGCTAAAAATGCTCAGAAATCTGGATACTCAATAATTTATATTGATACAGAACAAGCTGTCGATCTAGAAGATTTGCCAAAATTCGGAGTAAGTAACGACTTAGATAAATTTAGATTGGTTAGATCAAATAAAGTTGAAGATATTAATATAACATTAACTCAATTAGTAGATGAATTAAAAGAACAAAAATTAGCAGGATATGAATTGCCTAAATTAATGATTGTACTTGACTCATTAGGACAAATGGCTTCTAATAAAGAAAAAGCTGACTTATTAAAAGGTGAAATTAAACAAGATATGACCAAAGCAAAAGCAATTGGTTCTATGTTTCGATCTATTAATAATGATCTTGGATACTTAGATATACCTATGATTGTGTGTAACCATACATACTTGACGATGGATCTTTTCCCACAAGCAGTCATGAAAGGAGGTTTATCACTTTTATATTCAGCTTCAGTTATTGGATTTATGACCAAATCAAAATTGAAAACTGGTGAAGAAGATGATATGGATTTAGGACAATCAGGTATTACTGTTTTATTTAAAACACAAAAAAATCGTTTAGCAAAACCTAAAAAAATAAGATTTGATATATCTTTTGCAACTGGCATGAATTCCTTTACTGGATTAGATGCCTTCTGTCGTCCGGAATATTATGATAAAATAGGAATTGCAAAGGGTAAAGAAGAAGTAGATAAATCAACTGGTGAGATAACTTTTAAACCAGGAGGAAACCGTTGGTTTGTATCACATTTGGGAAAATCAGTAACGACTAAACAATTATTTACGCAAGAAGTATTTACATCAGAAGTTTTAAAAAAAATGGAACCAATAGTAAATGATTATTTCAGATTCAAATCGATTGAAGAAGTTGAAGAAGTTGAGAAAAATTTCAATTCAATTATTGAAGATGATGAAACAACTGATTATGATGGTGATTCATTTGACGCAGAAGATTTATTTGAATAATTATGAAACAGATTATCTTCAATATTTTAAGTCAGAAAGACCTTTTAAATAAAGGTTATGATATAGAAGAGCTTTATAAGGCAGGTATAGATAATATTATTTTAAGTATAGAATACTATCATGATAAGCCCTATACCTGTCAATCTGTTCTACAAGAATTATTTCAAAGGGGGGTTTTAAAGAAACTAAAAGAAATTTGATTATCTATATTTTATAACTCCTCCTATATTATTGGTACTTAATTTCATATGTTTTGGATAACCGGTTGTTTTCAATTGATATCCTGTTATCTGATCTGGGAATTTAGTAAAGTATTTCACTAAGTCAGATTTTATTTCATCAATAGAATCATAGTCTTCTTCTTCAATATTCATAATTTGAATCAATTGTCTGATATTATTTTCAACATATGATTCTGCTGTTAACTTATGTTTTAAATTAAATTCTGAAAATCCTTTTAAATTATCCATTTTGAGAATTATATATTAAAATACTTTTCATATATTTGTGATATGAGAATAGAAACACAAAACATATTTTTCATTTCAGATCTGCACATAGGCCATTCCAATGTAATAAAATTTGACGAAAAAGATCACCTAAGTTGAATACAATATCATCCTCACCAACAACAGAGTTCCACCTCTCAATTAATTCAGAGTGCATCTCATTAACGTCTTTGAATGGATTTAAAAACTGCAAAATGGTTTGTCAGTCAGTTGAATGGCAAAATATACCATATCATGGGGAACCATGATAAAATGAGAGATATGGTTGAACTTGGAAGATTTGAAAAGATTTTTGGAGATTCAACTGGACTTGGTGGAGCTACAATACAAGTTCAAGATTCTGATTCAAACAGAGGTTATCAAGATATTGTAATGTGTCATTATCCTATTCTTTCTTGGAACAAATCACATCACTCTTCCTGGCATCTTCATGGACACACCCATCATTCTCTGAGTAAGAATCCTGATATGAAATGGTTCTATGAGAGGAAAGTTCTTGATATGGGTTGTAACGGTTGGGATTATACACCAGTATCTTATCTTCAAGTAAAAGAGATAATGAAGGAGAGAGAAATTAAATCAGTAGATCATCATTCATGAAGTCTTTCAGATCAGGGGAAGATCTCGATCTAATTTTAATATATATATTATATTATATATCATGATGTTACATGTTTTTAATAATGCGAAGGGTTAATTCCTATAAATTCACTATCACCTTTAACATCTTCACAAGATAAAATCCATTTAAGAAAGTTCATAGTTAATGAGATAGTTATTTTATCATCAATATCTGATTCTAATTTATCTTTATCAATAAATTTATTTAATAGAAAATTTATATCTAAGTGAGGAATTTCTTCGATTTCTACTTTTTTATTAGATACTTTATTAAAAATATATTCTTTTATATTTTCTCTAATAATTTGTATTTCTACTTCAGTGAATACAATCACTTCAAAATCATTTTGAATATCTTCGACTTGGAATATATGTTTTTCCGAGTCTATAACATTTATACTACTTAAAGAAACACCAAATTCATTTGCTATCATTTTTTCGTGTAATATAGATGATTGTTCTATTCCTTTCCATATACAATCACGAATAGAAATAATTTTAAATTCATCTGATTCAAAGAATTTAAAATTTTCAAATGTTAAAACACCATCTTTTTCCATTGATTCTCTATCATCGAGAACATCATTTATTACACGATTTATATTTTTAATGTCTGATAATCCTTTTCTTTCTAAAAAGTTTTTCAATTTATCACTATTTCTAAGGTATTTACCTAATTTCGAAGGTCTAATCTTATGATTATCAATATAATCATCTATAAACTCATTTACGAGTTGATAATACTTATTTGCGTCTTCTGAATTTTTTATCATAATAGTAGTATATATATTAAAAAAAATATATTATTTTTAAAACAAACAATAATTTCTTTATATATAGTATTACGGAATATTCCGATAAAAAATCAAAAAAGAAAAAATAATGAAAAACGTTTTCGCATTAATGTTTGTTGTTCTTTTAGCTTCTTGTGGTGCTATCACAGAACAAGAAGTAGAGGCTGTTGACACAACCGCAGTTGAAGTAGTAGCTGCAGAAGTTGAAGTAGTTGAAGTTGATACAACAGTTGTTGATACAACTGTTGTTGCTCAATAATCTAAAAAGACATCAAATTAAAAAGGCCTCCCAAAGTGGAGGTTTTTTTATGCAAAAAATTTTTTAATATATAGATAATGAATATCTATTATGTATATGCTTATTTAGATCCAAGAAATCCAGGAAAGTTCAAATATGAGGACATTGAATTTGATTATGAGCCATTTTATATAGGAAAAGGAAAAAATTCAAGAATGATAAGACATTTGGATCCTAATAATGAACACAATCAACTAAAGAAAAATAAGATAAAAAAAATAATTGGTAGTGGATTGATCCCTATAATAATTAAGATAAAAGAAGAAATTTCAAATAGTGATGCCTTAAATTTAGAAATAAAATTAATAAATATAATAGGAAGAAAAATAAGAAATAGTGGACCTCTTTTAAATTTTTCAAAAGGAGGAGAAACGTTTCTTGGATATAAACACAAAGAAGATTTTAAAAAAAAGTTAAATAAAAGAGTTATAAAATACGATTTAGAAGGCAATAAATTAGAAGAATATGAATCTGTAAAAGAAGCTGGTGAAAAAAATAATATCCTACCTCAAACAATAAGCAGTTTTTGTAGTGGATCAATTAAAATATCTAAAGACAATTTTATTTTTTTATATCATAACGAAAAGTTTGAAAAAAGAGAAAGAAATAAAAAGCAATATGTAGTAGAACGAATAGATTATAATAATAGTATAGTAGAATATGATTCTCTTACAGATGCTGCAATAAAAAATAATGCAAACCTATCAAAAATAAATAGTGTTTGTATGGGGAAAAGATTCCACACATCTGGATATCTATGGAGATATAAATGGCATACAGATAAACTTAAATTCGATGAAATAATAAATAGTAATTTTAAAAAATATATTGATTTAATGGATTCTGAAATAGAATTTGAAGGAAATATGTATAAAAATATACTTCATTTAGTAAAAGAAAAAGGATTGAGAATAAACAATATAATTAAAATGATAAATAGATAATGAATTTCACACAGACAAAAACATTCTATAATAATAAACCAATAGAATATATCATAAAAGAAACTTATAATGACCTTAAAGAGGATAGAGAATTTATTCCACGATTTTCTTTAAAGAAATTTAAAGGATTTGAGAAAATTCCTGTAAATGAGCCAATTAAGTACGATGAAAAACTTATAATTAAAGCAATTGAATATGGCCTTGTTTTCCTTATTAACTATAAAGGAGAAAAAGATAAAAATTTTGCTGGACATGAAAGGGTTATCTATCCGATGGTAATTGGACGTTCCTCAAAAGGAAAAACGCTTATAAGGGGATGGCACCTAAACGGTTGGTCTGTATCAAACAGAAGGCATATTAATAAGATATGGAGACTTTTCAGAGCTGATAGAATATTATCTATGACTTTTACTGGTTCTTTTTATAGGTTGCCTCCTGCTGGTTATAATATGAATGATAAGGGAATGAGAGGTGGTATAATAGCTAAAGCAGATTTTAATCAAATAAGAAGGAATCAACAGAAATTAGTTCAGCAGAATGCGATTCAGAATAGAGATGAAGTATCACTTGGAACAGAAGAAAGGAAATTCGCTACTGTTAGAATAAAAGCAACTGATACTAAACTTGATCTATTGAAAGCAGTTGAGAATCCTTATATAAACAATTTGAAAGATTCAGAAAGTCTAAGGATATCATTTTTAAAGAGTATTTATGGAAATCAGTATATTGCTATACTTGGTGCGCTTGGAGAGCCTGGCAACACCGTAAAAGTACTTACTGATAAGGGAAATAATATTGGTGTTTTTAAAGTACTTGACTCAACAACTGGTAAAGTATTGAAAAGTATAAAAAATGTAAAGGGCAATAGCATCTATGATCTTTATATTTTTGATAAAAAAATTTAAATGGTGAGGATACTAAAGTTTAATCAAATTAATGAATCAAATGAAATAAATATATGGAAATATAGATTTTATTTTAATATATAATACTATGAGAATATTTAATTATAAAATTTTTAATGAGTCTGCTTCTATTGGAGATGATGATGGTGTGAATCAAATTGTCCAAAATTTATCAAGGATAATTAATGATATGAGATTTAAGTTGTTAAATCTTATAGAAATCAATTCAAATATAGATGTTAAAGAGGAATTAGATCTTTTAAAAGATGAGTTTGGCGAGGATGTTATTAGAGATTTGAATATAGAAGCACTACTTAGAAAGTTATATCAGATAATTTCACTTAAAGGAAGTAACATAAAAGAAAGAATTTCAAATGAAATAGATTCATATTTAAATTCTTTAGAAAGTAGATTGAATAGTCAAAAAGAAATAAGTGATGATGATCATTTTGATGAATTTGAGGGAGAATATTCAATTCTGCCAAGAAAAAAATACGAAAAAGAGAAATTTGGACTTCAAGTTGAATTAATGAAACTACAAGAGTGGGTTGTTAAGAATAATAAAAAAGTTGCAATTGTATTTGAGGGTAGGGATTCTGCTGGAAAAGGTTCGACAATAAAAAGATTCATTGAATATATGAATCCTAAATATTTCAGGGTTGTTGCTCTTGGAATACCAAGTGAAGAAGAAAGGAACAATTGGTTTGGAAGGTATGA